GAAGCAAGCTTCCCATACCAACTACCTTACCGGCCTTAGCTTGTTCATAAGTACTTCTGGGAAGATTAATCCCCATCTGCATATATACTTGTTGAACTAGCCCAGAACAGTCTACGCCCTTAGTTAGGGAGTTACCTCCCCATACATAGGGAACACCATTTTGAGCAGCAGTCATTGCTAGTGATACTGCTTTTGCACCAGCATTCTTACCTGATGCACCAGGTGCCCAGTTAACTTGATAACCAGCGTTCATCTCTGCATTATTTTGCAGAGTTTGCCACTGTGCTTTAGCCTGATCTGTAGCTAGTGCTGCCTTACCAATGTCTTGTGTAGCTGTGAGTTGCTTATTAAAGAAGTCAGAGAAGTCCGTCATTTTATCCTGGACAATTCCCCACTCATTAATAGGAACCTGTCCTGCGGCCTTCTCACTATACTGCTTAGCTAGATCAGTAGTTCTATCTGACTTAGATTGCATATAGTTACTAATAGCAGTTGACTTGCTAGCATCCAACCAGTTAGGTACTGAAGAACCATATTGAGGGGTTGTCGCGATTTGACGATTAGGGTTAGAGATACCAAGTTTAGGGTTAACCAGTTTAGTACCAGAAGACGAAAGGGGATTTACTGTCTGTCTGTTGAGCATGGAATTCTGGTAAGTCTTAAGGAATTCTTCTACAGCCATTATTGTCTCAACCCCTTAAGATAGTCTCGAAGATCGAACTCCGCACTCTTAATGTACGGACCAGTATTCTGCATACCCATCGCGGTAAGCATATTGAAAATATTCTGGAAATTAACTCCCGAGCTACCTTCTTTAGTGGTATCAGATACGCCAAATTCCCCTGTAGCACGACCGGCATGGCTAAGTCCAGGAATCTGCTTAACTATATAATCAGTATCAGTAATGCCATCAATAGGTGCGCCAGTTTGTGCTTCTCTCCCTGTAGCCAATTCAATAGGAATTCTTGCAGCAGGGTTAAGCATTCCCATAGCCATTTTACCCGGATCACCCATTTGAGCAATAAGATCCATAGAAGGGTTACCAGGGTTCATTACTGTATAATCTCCAGAGGCGCCCATAATAGGACCAATACCCTTTTCCCTAATCCAGTCAGGGAACAGTTGGTCATAAGGAAATGGGTCAGACATAGGTCCAGTTTGAATACCCAACATATTCTGTAGCATATACTGAGCCTTGGGGTAAGCCATTACTTTACCAGGAGTTGCTACAAGAGACTCTACAATAAGAGGGAATGCCTTACGAGTCCAAGAATAGAATGGGAACATACGACGCATAACATTACGTTCAAATGCAGTAAGGTCCATACCATCAGGGTGCCATTTACGAACCGCTGCGGCTGCATCTTCTACTGCTTGCTCAAAAGGCTTGTGAGACTTCTTAAGAGCATCAATATAGTGAGCAAGTCGAATGTAATGATCGCGACCCTCAGAAATATAGTGTGCTACCTTTTGGCCACGTCCACCAAGAGGTTTAATCTTTTCAAGTCCAGTAGCCACATCATCAGGAATATCTTCAAGTACTCGGGTAGTGGGCAAAATACCTTGCTGGAAGGCGCTAACGTATACCATATCATTGGTAACGTTGGTGCCATTTTTCATTGTTAGGGCAGTTTGTTTCCCTGTAGCACCAGGTGCATTTCCTGTAGTTATTAGCTTCTTAAGAGCATCAGGACTAGTAAGTGCGTCTATCTGTGCAAGACCTTCATAACGTCCCTTTTGAGACTGCATAACTCGTATAGCAGAGCCATAAGGGCGGGTAGAATTAACACCAGCTAGCCAGTTAAAGTAGATATCACCAATCAAGTTACGGATGTGATGAGAGGGTACATAAATAGTAACACCCGCCTTCCACTTACTAACTACCTTATCAAAATGCTGTAGATTCTTAGACGAAGGCTGACTAATTTCCTTGAGATTCTTTACAAATTGAGTAGCTTGTTCGGCGCCAACCTTACCAAAATATGCACCGGCAAGACGTGGATGTGTAGTTACTTGGTGAGTAAATTCCCCACCCTTAGTGTAGGTACCAAAACGAGCTACAATCTCATCAAACATAATCTTTTCACGAACAGTGTGCTCAACTACATTTTGCATCTTAAACAAAAATTCTAGTGGGCGCTCAATATTCCACGATTCCCAGGAATTGAGCCAATTAGTACCCTCAGCATAAGGACTCTTAGGCTCACCTTTCTTAGCCTTAGGACCCTTACCAAACTGGTATTCTCCCAGACCAAATCTCTTAAGATTCTGGTTAAGTTCCTTCATAAATAGTTGACTTCGGCCCACTACTGAGTTTTCAATAGCAATACTATTCTTAAGTCCAGAACTACCAAATAGATTTTCCATAACCTGAAGAATCTCATGTGAAAGATCGTCTGCCTGTGACCCTGGGAGGGTAGCCATACGGCCCTGTGCCGCCTTTAGAGCATCGTTCCACAAGTCAGCATCGTTCACATTGTAGGTTTTAGCCAGTTTATTAAGGTACTCAGCTCTACGGGCTACAGTGGCTTTAGCAGTAGCAGCATTACGAAGATACATAGGTCGCATATCTGCATTTTTATATGCAGCATTAAATCTGGCCCCAAGCCATTCCATAGTCTTAGCAGAAGGACCAGTAAGCTTACCCAATTGTCTAGGGCTAGGTCCACCAATAGCAACGTTAATAGCCCTTGCTACAGAGGGAGCACTAGAATAGCGACGAAGGAGTCTACCGGATACATCAGGATGACTAATTAGAGCATTCGTATTAGTTACAGGGAATCCATCACCAGGGGACTTGGGAATAAATTCATCTCGAATCATTTTACTTGCTGTAGCAGACTTAGCAATATCTTCTGCTACCTTAGCTTCAATAGTTACAATCTCTTCTATACGAGCAGCACTAAGTGGACCCTTAATAAGGTCTTCAATATTCTTCGATGCTTCATTAACAACTGGCGCTACAGTGGAAGCCTCTACAAGAGATTCGCCTGCCTTAAGTTCTTCAATCCTCTGAACAACCTCGGGAGGCAAGTGCTTAAGTGCCTCTGCATTACCGCGCAAAATCTTAGTAAGAAGCGTCTTATCCATAGCCGCAGCAGCAGGACCAATAGCTTCAATAACCTGACTAAGTCTAAGAGGAATAGATCCACCCAATTTAGGCGTAGAAGACATAGGCTTAAAGCCCATCGCGATAAATCGCTCTTCAGCCTGCTTTAGGAGATTGAGAGCCTTAGCAAAACGAGCTGGAGTCTTAACGTTAACCAGTTGCTTAGAGGTAAGAGCGTTCCATACGTTAACCTGCTTAGGCCCTGTAAAAGTACCATGGGTCTGCATAGCAGCCTTGTACTTACTAGGATTCCTAATACCAGCAGGAATTTGTGTAAGATTAAGTTGAGGCTCAAACTGCTTAACTAGATCATCTACAATTTTAGCATCACGTGTAGGGTTTTTACTTGCTACAGAGGGAATTCCCCTAGCACCCTCAACTAGCTTATTTAGCGCTACTGAACCGACTTCTGTAGCTTCATTAAGGATAGTCTCAGCAGGCTTAATTTTAGGTGGAATTTTCATAGCCTGTGCATCTGCATTAATTACACGTGCAAAGGCACCGACAATTTTCTTACGTTCCGCAGGGATACCAAGACGCTTAGTAAAATTAGGAATCTTAGATACATGTTCAATAAGAGCTTGAGTTCTAGTAAATGGCACACCAGGATAATTAATTTTGAAGTGGTTAATGGCACTCTTAGCGTCGCCCTTAGCCAAATTACCTAGAAGTTTATTAGTAAGCCCTGTAATAGCCTTAGGGTTAGAAAAATCTCTAGCTGCTGAAATTTGCTCATTAGGGATTTTTGCTACAGGGAAAATACCTTCTCTAGCCTTAGCAGGTTCGTTTTTAAGAGCCCTACCTGGAGCCCAACCATTAATCAGCTCATCGAGAGGATCAGTAGTGTTTGCTACAGGGGAACCAGGTACTTCACGAGTAGTTCTAGTAATATCTATCGCGCTAGGACTACTAGGAAATGCCTCATCGAACCAGGCCGGTGGGGTAATTATTTCCCCTGTAGCCGGGTTTGCAATTCTGTTTTGGATAGTGCCAGGAGACAGAGTTACCTTATAAGATCCAGGGGACTTACCTACAGCCATAGACCCTAGATTAACACTGACCGGCTCGGTATTTTTAGCAGCCCCTACAGGAGGAAGCTTAAACCCTTCATAGATATTTTTGGATCCACTAAGTACTTCGCCAGGTACTTCAGCACTACCCTTAGCGCCCTTAAATATCCCTGTAGGGCCCTTTACGAAGTTAAGTGGGTCAGAGACAATAGAAGCACCAATACCGTAGATACGCATATCTTGGAAGTATTGGTCAATGTCTTCATCACTTACTTCAACGCGACCCTTATCCCAGTCATAGAAATACTTGTCGCGCTCATCATCACTAAGCTGGTTGACCTTCTTATTAGCTAGCCGCTTGCGAACCTCTTCCCGATTTTCTGGTTTCATAGCATCTTCAGCAGACATATGCGTATCAAAGCGAACTAGGAAATCACCAAGATACTGCTTATCCATAGGATCTGCTGCTGTTTCTGAGGGTGCAAATGCGCCTCTAAAACCAGTACCAATACCTCGGCCGGCTCCAGTTACTATACCACCGATAATTTGCATAGAGTCCTTGAGGACACTATCATTATCGTCACTTTGATGTCCTGCAAGTGCATCATCAGCAGCATTAGCTACAGCATATGCAGGAACACTGAGTAGGTCTACAGCTCTACCCCAAAGAGTTTGCTTACGCTTAGGCGGTTCAATTTTACCTGTAGCCAAATTAAGCCCCTGCTCCTTAAGTGCAGAGAGGGGCACATTACTAAATGACGAGTTAGCCAGGATATTCATTGCCGCTTGAGACAAGCCAACACGATTTCGCATCTGTTCCACTGGCATCTGTGGAAAGACACTACTAAAATCGATTGGCTTGTATCCCTCAAGCATTATCCCTCAAGCTTCTTAATACGGTCAATGAAATATTCCTTAGTCTCATCAACAGTATTATTAGGAGTAACAAGTCGACGACCAATTACCGCGCCAGCTGCTACAAGGAGAGCATCTAGTGACTGGGTGGAAAGGTCACCATTAAGGTAGTCAGCCAGGGTCATAAGAATAGCAATACCAAGTCCGATCCAGATAATCGGTTCTCTCGAAAACTTAAGATTCTTCATTACTTCAACTTCCCCTGATAGGCCATGAGAGCGGCAATAGCATTGTTGATGTCAGCACTACTATACTCTGGAGTCAGCCCAAACGTAAGTGCGCTAGGCTGTTCACTCTGAATCTTATCCTTAAGAAGTTTCTGCATATAGGCATCAGTTACTTGGTTCATAATTGGCTTACCATACTGGTCTGTCTGACCCGTGTCATACTTACCAGCCATAACAGCAGGATTTTCCATAACCGAGTTAAGCATATCCATAAGCCCAGTGGCGGTTTCTGATCCTCCGCCATAAATTTCACTCAGATAGTTAGAAGCTCCTGCGGGACCATTAGTTCCCTTGAAGAGTTGATTAGCTCCAGCCTTACTAGCGCGGTCGTCAGACATTTGCTGCATCTTCAACTGGAGATTAAACATATCCATAAGTCGGTCATATTCAGTTTCTTCAGCCTGTGCCATACGTTGTGCATCTTGCTGCTGTAGCTGAGCAAGCATGGCCTGAATAGCAGATTCCTTACCTGCCTGTAGACCCGCCATTTGTCCACCAGCAGTCTGAAGATAATCTTCCAGCTGAGCACCGATATCCTGAGCAGTGTTTACACCAGCAAGTCGAGTATTATCAGCAGACTGCCGATTATAGCTAACGTCTGCATTCTTCATTTCATTAAGAAGCTGCATAGCTGCTGCTTCATCATTCTGACTCTGCTGCTGGAAATATGCCTGATCATCCATAGCTTGCTGAGAAGCTTCTGGAGCAGCTGCCTGAATACCAAGCTTTCTATAAAGAGCAGACTGTTGTGCCGCCTGCTCGTCATATTCTCCCTGTAGAGCCTGCTGAGTTTGGTCGTATCTATTTTGAGTTTCTTTAGATGCCTGAGCCATCTGCTGAGTAATTTGCGGCATTTCTCCCGCAATATCCTGAGCTAGGGCATTATACATACCCTTAGCCTCAGCCTGATTAGCCTTACCACGCTTAGTAGTACGCTGAATCTCAGACGTTAGCTGCTGAATCATGGGATCATATTGAGCTCCAGCGGAACCCTGAGCCTGACTCATAAGCTGTTCATAAGGAGTAGCAGCTACGTTAATAGACTGAATCTGCTGCATCAATTGCGACAGAGGATCGTCAGCTACTCCCCCAGTACCTACAAGGGAGGACTTACTAGTCTTCTTCTGCTTAGCTAGCTGAGCCTGTACTTCTGCCTGCTGCCTAATTGCATCTGCAATATCCATTAAATCCCCAACTTAGCAGCTCGGCGCCTAAGTGCATCCTGCCTAGATGCATCCTGCTCTAGCTTAAGCTGACGAAGAAAGTTAGTTCTCTGCATACCGAGATCGCCCAGCTTATCACTTTGCCCAGTCTGAAGATTCTTCATCTTCGAATTGAACTCAGTATTGTAATCACCAAGAGCCTTAGCAAATACACCAGATCTCAAAATACCTCGACCAGCAAAATCATTCTGCTGATCTACTCTATCCTGAGTTCCTTGACGATTCATAGAGCGAATCATCTCGCCATAATCGCGCTTGGTAATCCCAGTTTGACGCTTATATTGGGCGTTGTAGTCAGACTTAGACTTGTTAAAGTTAGCTAGCTGTTGCTGATACGTAGTATCACCAGCAAGCCACTTAGCGGCGGCCGACTTCTTAGCCATTTAGCCTCCTCTTAATGGCCTCTTCCTTAAGCTTCTCTGCTACTAGTCTAGGTTCGTTTTTAGCTCTAGACTTGGTATACGCCTTAGCATCTGCTTTTTTAGACGTAGTCCTGGTTACTGACTTATTCTCGATCTGATATGGAATAGCCGCGCCAGCTGATCCTCTACCGTAATCTGAATGAACAAAACCATCGCCGGCTTTAATAGCCTGTAGGGAATACTTCTTACCTACCTTGGCTTTATTGTAAGCGCTAGCGTTATTCCCGTATAGCTTTGCTAGTACATCATTCTCAGCTTTATTGCCAGTTACAGAAGGGATATTGGGGATACCAGTATAGTTAGGTTTGTACGCCCCAGGAACTCCAGTATTTCCAGGTTTGATATTGCTGTTATTCGAACCGGGAAGCTTACGTGCAATTGCTGCAAAACGTAGCCACTCTGGAGCCCCTTCAAAATTCATAGCGTTAGCCACTAACTAAACACCCCCTTAGACGTATAGCCCATAACTCCGGTATTCATTGGATTACCAGTCCCTGATCCCTTCATTCTACGCATAATTGCATTCTTCCTAGCCTGAGCCCTGTTATCACGCTCATTGTAACCTTGAGGCTGAGCTACAGGGCCAATGTTAGGCATTGGTCTTCCGCCGCCATATGTCTTATTACCGGCGGCATAGGGATTAAATGCCTTCATCCCCGGTGCTGGATTTGGCAGTTGCTTGTTACCAAACCAGTCCACTGTATTCATTAGTTCACCGCCTTAGGTACAATCTGCTTGGCAGCAATAAACGCAGTCAGAGAGTATAGATAAGCTGGACCATCTGTAGTATTTCCCTTAGTCAGCATATCTACCTTGAACTGTAGAAGTCTAAATCTAAGAGACTTAGGGAACCTAATAAACTTGACAAATACACCTGAATTACTAGACACCATCTGAGTCGTACTAGGTAGAATTGTAAGAGGATATTCCCACGTATTTAGATCGTGCCAATGGTAGATATGAAGCTGATCCCAGGTTACTTTGTACGCTACAGAGTAAGGGAACATGGTTCCTGTTACATCACGCCCAGTATAGCAGTCAATACCCCAATGCATCAAGCGCTTAAACCTATGACTGAGTCCAATATCGAACTGTTTAGTAGTCATAGAAAGAGCAATATCTACAGCTACAGGAGTAATGTTACCATTCTCTGTATTGACTAGCTCATACCTATCTTCAAATTTAAACAACTTGAAATACATATTCCAGTCTTCGGACTCCCCAGGACCGGCAGAGTCTACAGAAGCATATAGTGAAGTACCGGCTACATAGGTTTGATATCCACGAAGAGTATCTGTATTTGTGTTATCGAGACGAATAATAGGACCAAGATAGTTAATATTGTAATCAGTAGATTCCCAGCGAGTCCAAGCCCTAAGCCTAAGGTGATATACATATAGCTTATTGTAGAACCTAGTTACAAGCCTATCCCCCACCACGCTGATCCAGTGAGTGAAGTGATACGCCCTATTTTCCTCATCTAGAGGATAAATACCATCTGGCATAGTTAGCGTGGCATCGAACTCAAATGGAATTTTGACGCTAACCCGAACAAAGTCATAGTTAGACATCTCATATACCTGGTTGTACTTCATAACAAAGATTGAGTTTTCATAGGTGGCTACACAATTTCTCCCTGTAGCACCTACATACTCATTGATTACTCGAAGTACAGCTTGTGCAGGACCAGTATCATATGCCAATACATAAGTAGCATTGTCTTTAAAGATAATAATATTGTCCTGGTATACTTCTAGCTGCTGTACAGCGTCACCATCACCAGGGTTAATATCAAAGAAATTGGTGCCAGGCCAGGATGTAAAGTCTGCTAGACCACTAAAATAGAGACGAGAACTATTTGCTACAGATCGGCGTCCACTAATCCAAAGTCTGTCCTTATAGATGATGGAGGAGTAACCACTCGGCATAGTAGCAATAGCAGTAACAAGACCACCGGCAAGGTCATACTTTACTCCCCCAGCTGAATTAACTAGATCTGGTACCAGATACAAGTCATCAGCATAACGGTGAGACGCGGAGAATTCTCCATCGGCAATCTTAGCCAGGATTCCTGCGTTAATTCCATCTACGTAATAAATATAGGCAGCACCACCAACTTCTTCATGGTTACTACTTACAATAATGAATCGATTACCCTCATAGGTTCCGGTTCCGATAACCCACTGCCAGCTATCAGTATGATCTACCTCGGTACTAGTAGCTGTCTCAGAATACATTAGAGACCATGGCGGTCGCGATACTAGTGAACCATCAAGGCTCAGATCAAAATTAACACAGTCTACCATCTCATCATCTGCAATCATTGCAGGGTCAGAGTAGGTGTTAATACCCCCAGCAAAAGGGCCAATCTCAAGTTCTTGGACTGCGGTGTTACTTGTCTTGGCCATTAGAAAATCATCACCGGCTTAATTTCACTAACCCTAAGATAACATCCGGTACCATCTACACGCTTAGCATGAATAAATTCGCCATCAGGAATCTTAGAAATTTGTTCTGGGCTACCATCGAGCTGATAAATCTTCCCATCAAGCTCTACCATCGTACAAGGTCCCATTAGTAATATCCTCCCCAGTATCCGTAGTTACCATAATTCTCATCCTCAGGAAGAGTAGTAATCCGAGGATAGTAATCCTGAACCTTCTCCCTGTCATTCAACTTCATTGTAGTGTCATTAAACTCTTGCTTCTTAATAGCTGACTTCTGGTAATCTTCATCGAGCTCATATGCCTGCTGTAGACAATAACTAACTACCGCGTTATGGTACTGAAGTGGAACTGTAAGAGCATCAGCAAGTAGCCCTACAGAGATAGGTGTCTTGATATAATAGATCTTAAAGCCCTCAGTCAAAGATTCCTGAGGCTTAGGAAATACTGTAATCTTATTTTCCCAGACCATGAAGATTTCAGGAATACCAGCACCATAAGGAGATACACCAGGAGCAGCAGTAAAACCATCGATATATTCATTGAATTCTTGGAACGACATCTTCTTAAGGCGAAAGCCCTTATACATCAAAAACTTAAGTATGGAGAAATCTGCTGGTACGTCGTACTCTGCTTGGTTAATCACAGCATCTGCCATAGCAATAGCTTGCATCAGCTGTTCGTTATTTAGTGCAATATCTTGCTGAGCATCATTAATCCATCTGATGATATCGGCGTCAGTTACCTGAACTCCTGCCTCATCACCAAATGTTCGTTTAACGCGAGTAACTACGTCCTGCACGTTCATAATCAATTCCTCCGTGCTTATACGAAGATTTATTACTACGGAGAATTGACGCTGCTAGCTCGTGATCCTCCTGCCTCTGTTCAAATGCTTCCTTAGCCCTAGTAAGTTCTAGAGCTTTATTGTAGTTTTCGATGTAATTGAGCTTGTTTGGATTATTGGCCTGATCAGCTTCAAAAACTTTAGCAAGTAGACGCTCATCAGCCTCTTCAGCCGTGCATACCAAATAGGGCGATCGTCCATTAGGAAAACACACAACTCGAAAAGCCAAATCAGTGTGTGAACGACTATTCGGCGGGATCCACTGCAATTGCAATGACGGGTCATAGTCTCTCAGTATCTCATTAATTCTAACTTGTTTCTGACTAACAAAATGACCATCTACAGGGAAATAAAAATTGCCATTAAGGAGCTTAGAATCTATCACGGGTTTTCCCACTTAGTACAAACAATGTCTGCAACGTAAATAGATCCAGCAGTAGCTGCTGCTCCACCAACTTCAAGACTAACAGGTGTAGGAGCACCAAGATTAACTCGGCACTTCCAAGTAGTCGGTCCAGTGGTTCCAGTAGTACCAGGAACATTAAGAGTAGGAGTAGCTACTACAGTGTCACCGATCTTAAATTTAACATTATCAGTTTCGTTATTCGCTACAGTGGTACCAAGAATCGCGATAGTGCAGGTAATATCCCAAGTACCTGTAGATAGGTCCGCAGTTACTGCAATATCTGCGCCTGCTGCGGGAGCTGCCAACTTACCATTGGCAAAAGTAGACGTAGCTCGACCAGCATTAGATTCAGCAATGGTAATAACCTGGCCGTCTGCAATAGCGACCTTGTTATTATTTCCAGTTTGATCAATAGCTACGGTTTGAGCAGTACCGCCACTAGATCCTGTAGTCCTAAGGGCGTATTCTCCGGCGTCCTCATCAATAGCTTCAAAGCTATTTTGGAACATAGTGTTCAGCGACTGGGGCTCTGCCATAAACCTCTAATCTTCTCTACAGGGATAAGAAAAGGCGGCTACAGAGAAATTCCCTGTAGCCGCTCCCCTCCTACTATTTTAACTCTCGGTAATGTCATCCAGAAGACCGTGAGAATTACGGCGATGAGTACCGAGCTGGCAGTACTTGTAGAGAGTAGCATCATAAGCATCATAGCCAATAACGCGCTGCCACTTAGATCCATCGCGGTCCATAAAGGACCAATCGCTCTCGCGATAGATCTTCATTTCCTTCTCGTTAAGGAAATACATACGGTTAGGCTGGCA